CTAGACAGTTGAACCCAAATGATTTTGTTGTTATCAAAGGCATGACCTATCGTGTGGTTGATATTGCATCGGACTCGAGTTTTACTATTACCCCGCCATATCGCGGATTGATTTCAGCCAACAATGCAGTAATTACTAAAACCATAGATCAAAGAATCCCACAAAGTCAATGGAACATTGATCGAGTTGACGGAACTGGTCCTAGCGGATATAGATTAGACCTTGGCCGTATGCAGATGTTCTACATTGATTATTCTTGGTATGGTGCAGGCTTTATTCGTTGGGGATTTAGAGGAACCAACGGCGATATTGTATACGCACACAAACAGGCCAATAACAACATCAACTACGAAGCATACATGCGTTCAGGTAACTTGCCCGGCCGATATGAGGTAAACACATTTAGCAAGTACACAATATTATCTACAAGTTTAGGAACCGGCGATGCTACAATGAGTGTAGCAGATCATTTGGAATTTCCTTCTGCAGGAACACTATGGGTGCATAATCAAACAGCCAGCGAATTCATTACCTACACTGGTAAGAGTGGTACAGCATCATTGACCTTTAATATCGCTGCTGGTAGTACTGTGATTACAGGTACTAGTACAAGCGGAGTTTCTGTGGGACAGTTTGTTGTAGCCAATGGAATTCCGTCGGGTACAACTGTTCAGAGTGTTGTAACAAACACATCGGTGACGCTGAGTCAGCCAGCTACATTTACTGCTACACAAACAGTCACATTTGGTCCAACATTTATTGGACTCACAAGAGGTGCACCTGGTGTAACACAAACAGTAGTTCAAACTGCCAACAGTGCAGTCGTTACTGCAAGTAATACAATTAATGTAAGAACAGGACAATATGTAGTAGGTACCGGCATTCCGTCAGATACATTTGTGTCCGGCGTTTCCACAAACGTTTCAATTACACTATCTGAAGCAGCAACAAGCTCGGCTACACAGGCCATGATTTTTGGTACAATGGGCACCGGTGGACCACAATCATTTACATACAGTGCCACCGCTCCAGTAGCAGTGGAACTACATAGTCCTAGTTTTAGTCCCACTATCAGTCACTGGGGCACAAGTGTTATCATGGATGGTAGATACGATGATGATAAATCTTTCGTGTTTACACAGGGTATGACTTCAACACTGGCTATAGCTGCAGGAGCCACAAATGCTTTACTGAGCTTTAGAATTGCTCCAAGCGTGAGTAACGGATTACCTGGAGCCACCTTAGGTTCAAGAGAAATTGTTAATCGCATGCAGATGGTGTTGCGACAGTTGGACTTTACCAGCACTGGCCAGTTCTTGGTAACACTTGTACTAAACGGTTTTGTGGGCAATGGCTCAGTTGGTTGGCAGTCAGTGGGTGGATCCAGCTTGGCTCAATATGTTCCTCATCAAGGAACCACAACCATAGCAGGCGGTGAAACAATTTATGGTTTCTATTTGAATTCCGCCGGTGGTGCCAGCTTTACCACAACACAACAAGAATTGTCATTGGTTAGAGATATGGGATCAAGCATATTAGGCGGTGGTGAAAGCAGGAGTAATACAGCATTTTATCCAGACGGGCCAGATATTATTACCATTATGGCACGTAATATTAGTGCATCGACTGCTTCGTGTGCATGTAGACTTTCCTGGACCGAGGCACAAGCATAACTTGGATTGATATATGGCCATACTTAAAAAGATTTACAGAAAAGATTATACCGGTGAAGACATTGTAACGCAGGCAGTGTACGAAAACTCTGCCTGGAATTACAGCAAAGAAACAGCAGGTACAAGTTTTGCATTTACCCCCAAGTCTGACACAGCCGTGGTAATAGGTAATGGTCTGGGGCAACGGATCATTGATTTGAAACTACTCAAAAAAGAACGAGGATTTCAAGGTTCTAAAACTTTGAGACTGTACGGATGCAATGCACTATATAGAGATTTTGATCCTGATTTTTTAGTTGTGACCAGAGACACGATAGCGAAAGAAATTGCCACACAAAATTTAAAATCTGGTGATTATTGTAAAAACAATATTGTGTATTCAAGTGTCAAAAACATTTTAGAATATCCTGGAAATTTTCATGTCATACCTCAGAATCCTGGTTGGAATTCTGGAGCCATTGCTGCATATCTTGCCTGTTTTGATGGACATACAAAAGTTTATTTGATTGGGCATGACATAATTGATACACCTGGCGCCGATTATAACATATATACTGGGTCAAACGGATACCACGATCAATCTGGTATTGGCGCATTTTACGAAACTTGCATGCTCACTGTGTTTCGCACTTACAACCAAACAGACTTTGTGTTTGTAAACAAGACAGGAAAAGGTAATTTTCCTGAATCTTGGAAAGCCTGTTTAAATGTACGACGGTTGAATCTTCGTGAGTTTGTGCTTGAAGCTGATATCTAAACAACTTGTTCGAACGTTTTAATTTTATTAATAACACTTTTAAAATTAAAAGTTCTCCACACGCCAGGATGTAAAGGCTTAGGAAAATCATCAATCCCGGTCCAAGCAAATCCTCGATGTTCCTCGTTTAGCGTGGGTACAAACTCGTTGTCCACTGGTATCAAGTATGTGTGATATTCAAAATTTTTTGCGTCAGCGGTGAATTTTTCCAACGGAATTATTTTTTCAAATTCTATATCGCCGATCTCTTCTTTTATTTCACGCTGTAATGCACATATTGGAGATTCGCCAGATTCTATGCCACCGCCTACCAATCCCCAGGATCCTGCGTGTTTCTTTTGATTGCGTAACAAAAACAAATATCTTTGGGTGCTTTTACTAAAAATTAAAGCTCCGCATCCTATATTATAATTGACCATTCACCGCCTCGATATTCACCTTCCACACTTTTTACCCAGGCAGATCCTGTCCACCTATATTGAATATTTGTATTATTGTTTGTGAGGTATTCGATGTTGGATTCATTGTTGCTGTCCCATACCACCGACCAATTACCTGAGGCAAATTCAATAATGTCGTTTGCATTTGCTACCAAATCGCCCCACGCACTGGTGTTTGATGTGTTTATGTCGCTGCCTATACTGTCTGTCAACAGATATCTTGTTCCTTGTGCAGGAGCAGATAAAACACTATCAACATTAACATTCAATGGGTTTATCACTGCATCCACTGATTCTAGTGTATTGCTGGGTGCAGAATCTTCAATCACTGTAAACAAAAGAATAGTGGGATCCGAAGGGTGATAGGTTACATGACCAATCAACTCATTGCCAGTGGGCAATTCCAATCTTATTTCTGTTTGCCCGGTACGTAGTGTGCCGTATACTTCAATCAATGCTTGCCAGTTGTTAATAGGATCAGTGATTTGTAACGTACCGTCATCTTGGGCTATCTCATGAGGTTTCAGTAGTTTTAATTGGTTACCAGAATAATAAATTCCATAGTTCATTGGTGTGTATTTTATTCTGGCTATCGAATTAGATAAAACGGTGTTTTCATCAAAAGCACCTTGTTCGTCATAGATACTGGCAACAATTTTTTGAATAACACCAAGTTTTTTAACCTTGGCCGGAGAACTTATCCAAATTGGCATTTCAAACGTCATGGTTGCAATATCAATTGGTTCTTCCATGCCGCTTGGCACAGTTCGCGAGGTCCAGTTTACATCAGTCAACTGTACAAAAGTGAGACTGGCCCAATCAATGTAGTTGTCAGTGCTTTGTATTTCCAAGCTTGGGTTGAACAGCGTAGCTATCTGTTCAATGATTTGCATTTTTTGTTCGGTATTGCTAGTCCATATATCTAACTTTATAGTCAACTTGTAAGGTACTGGCATCAACCTTTCGATAGTGTAGGCATCGCCTTGCTGCGTATCATACAAACCTGTGTTGGGGTCGTAGCGCCTTTCACGCAAATGCATCTTGCTAACAAAGTTTGGTTCTTGCATGCGACTTTGTTCATAGGCCAAACCTGATATATATGCACTCATGGCAGGCACCGCACTCATTATGTTTTCGCTGTTGTTGCGCAAAATAGTTTGAGCTTGTCTGCTGGCATCGCCGTAGTAGACAGGTACTTGCTGCAAAGTTTTGACACCGTTGCGATCTTTTCCAAATTCAACTTCGAAGTTGCTGACTGCTCGTATGAACTGGACTACAAATCTGCGTATCTGACCATCATAAAAAAAAGATTGAGTCATTAATTATCTGCCTCTGGTCTAAGAGCCTTGCTTAGGCTTTGTCTCACTGCTACATTACCTCGATTGTTTGTAAATGTGCTATCATCATTTACAAAGTTTGAACGTAATGTATTATTATCTGGCCCAGGAGTCAGGCTAGTTCTCACATTATCTTCCATTTTTACCCAACGTCTCCCATCATATCTGAACAACCTATTGGGACTGTAATCAGTTCTTAGACACAAGTCTCCATTTAATGGATTGGTAGGAAAAGCAATGCCAACAACCACTGGCAAACCATTCACAGTGCCGCCTGCAGATGTAAGATATCCTTTAATTAGTGCATCAGGACTGTCAATACCAGAACCGGCTGTGATTGTGTTTCCGTCAGCAGTTAAATTACTATCTGCTGTTAAGCCAATTGGATCAGTGGGGTAAAGTTCGTCACTGGTAGCGGGCTTTACATATAGATAGCTGGTGTCATAACCCGAGAAGGGAACATTGGTTTCGGCTTCACGAATGATGGCATCATTTATATCTTGGTACTTTTGTATAATGCTACTAACTGATCCCAGCGTGATATTACCTGTGCCGGATCCGGGTATATCTTCGTCAACCTTGATTGTATTTAAAATATCCTTGTACTCTTGGCTATCAGTGAGCGGATTAATTTTACAACGCCATAAATGCGGCCACCAGGTAGAACTAAAGCCTTCGGCTGCATTGTTACAGTCGCTTATAACAAAGTATCTTTTAAGTGCCACTGGCAGGGTATCGTCCAATGGATTATAATCTTTAAGATGCATCAATTCAAGCACATCACCGGCCATTAGTTTACGCCCAATTATATCAATCATGTCATTGATATGAAAAACAATGTATAACGTGCCTGCCTGTAAAAACAAACCAAACTGTGTTAAATCAAAAGTTGCATCTTGTACAGAATATACTCCACGCATACTGTAAACACTGGTATCGTATTTTCTATCTCTATTTTCTAGGAAAAATAAATCTTGTATATTCTGCGCACTTTGATTCATATAGCTTGGTTCAGTGGCATCTTTGTAAAATTTTACTGTGGTGTTAGAAGATATCACACTGGTTGTATTTGCACTCAGGGTCACAGTATTGGCAGTTTTGGCTATAACTTTGGTGCCAGTTGTAATAGCATTGCCTGCCACATACATACCTAGTGCTATGTCAGCGGTGTTTGCTATACCCAAATTCGAGGAAACGTTCGATTGTGTGGTAGTTGTAGATTTAGTTAGATTTTGTTCATGGATGCCCAGATATTTGTGCACCAAAATACCAGTGCCGCCCACAGTAAACATTTCGCTCATGCGGCGATCCATAAATTTAAAATCGTTAGTGTGTAGTCCTTCTTTCCAAAGCGATAATCTTGGCACAATAATTTCCTAATATTTTATATTTAGCGAACACCAAAATTGACACAAATTAGGTTAAGCTATATACTATGTTATGAGTGATTTTAATTCTCTGCCGGATTGGCCCGCAATAGACCAGCAAATTAGGCGCAATTTATGGGCCATGCACAACATCGTTAACAAACGCCAGCTGGAGAGAATGTATAAGAATTTAGAAGCCAGCGTCAGCCAATTGAGCAAATTGGATGTTGATAGGCGAAGATATGGGCACTCAGTACACTACGATGAGCAGTTAGCAAAAGTGCAACGAGAGTTGCAAGATTTGCGAGGTTGGCTGATGTTTGGAACTTTGCTTGACGAAAAACCCAAAGAATAGTATAATAGTATTTTGTATAACTCAAGGAGCCTGCAATGGCAACTGCACAAAGCATTAAAGCACCCAAAAAAGCACCCAAGAAAACCAGAGATCCGTTGTTTGCTGATGAAAAATACACAGGACGTGAGCCAGTGTGGGACACTGAACGTGCGGCAGC